CAACTTTTGGGGTTCACATCACTACCTAGCGGGGCTTTAATATGAAATTAAAAAAAGGATTATCCTTTCCTTTTTATACAAGTTGAATTTTACTACTTCGTATAGGCTACCTTCAACCAAACTGATTCGCCATTCATCTCGATTTGAATTGAGCTTCCTACACGGTTCAACACTTTGTAGTTATCATTCAAAGTAAAGTATTCCATAGCACCATTGTTTCCTTGTGCTACTTGATTAGCTAGTGCATTACCGTAGCGATCTGTTAGAGTGACGCTTTGAACTGGCATATCGTTGTTGTAATCAGCTACAGGAATACTCATATCATTGTTACGGGCATACCAGTTAGCGCCGTAACTTTGCCACTTATCAACTACATAGACGCCATTAAACGAAACAGTATCAGTTGTATTCGAAACTGGTGGCGCTGGTGTAACTGTAGATGAGCTATTATCTGTTGAACCGGTCAAATCAGACCAATCACCATAAAGATAGTCCCAGTCGTACCCGTCTCCATCGCCATATTGATACATAGTAACTTTTTCCCACCAAGGGATATTCAACATCTTATCTTCGGCCCATGCCTTAATTTCAGGTGTCAATTGAGAGTTACCTGTGGAAGCATAAAATGCTACCCACAAAGGATGGTCTGAAATATCTGACCAATCAAAGCGACCATTTGCACCTGTAGCAAAGAAATAACTAGTGTACAGTCCGACTTTCTTACCAGTCAGACGATATACTTCGTCCATGAATTGCTTTGGTTCGTTTCCTGTAAAGTGGTTGCCGTCAACCGGATTCTCTTCAAAATCTAGCCATAGAGTAACGTTTGGGTTCGCAATATCTTCGGCACTCAATGAGCTTACAAAGTAGCGAGCTTGTGCGATAACATCGGAATCGGAGCGTAGATAGTGGTAATATCCTAAATGCTTATCATTTTGTTGTGTCTGTAGTGATTGGCTGTACATCAACGGATTAATATATCCAGTTCCTTCTGTGGCTTTAACAATCGCAAAGTCCCAATTATTTGCTAGATAATTTTGTTGATGGCTACTTACATCAGTACCATAAATATCGGCATGAGCCGGCGCACTTGATAATGCCATTGCTCCACCCAGCGAAACGGCCAATGCACCAGCTACAGCTAAAGCCTTAATTTTGTTCATTCGTACTCTCCTTATCTTTGTTACGGGTTGAAATCTTTCCAATAGTTGAACCACCTAATACCGAAGCAATTAATGCAACGATGGCATAAATTGTGCTTGATACCTCTGAACCAAGTGGCAAGTTCCAAATCTTAGTAATTGCCAAATAAAAAGTCGCCAACGCTGTTAATACAGTAGTGGCGACTGATGCAAATTCAGTTTTATTCATGTTGAGTTCCTTCTGTAAGTTCCTTCCATTCTTCAATTTTATTTAAACGTTTTTCGTGGTCATCTAATCGCACTTCTGTTTGGTGGTCTAATTTATCAACTTTAATTCCAATTCGATCTATTGGCTTTTTCACAAAAGTGTTCAGTATATATCCGAGAGCTGTTAATGCAAAACCGACTACAGTGACAAATGCCGCCCACTCATCCCAACTTTTAGGCAATATCTTCCTCCTTTCTATGCTGTCGGTACTCCCGCAGGCCAAATCATTGCATCTCCAGTTCCATAAGAACCTGCAACAGCTCTCACATAATTGTTTGCTGGAAATCCCGTAATGCTAGTGGTGTGAATAGTTCCATCTGGATTGATCTGGAAATCAACTCCATCAGTCCCGTCCTCATCAGTAAATTTAATTAAAACCCCACTAGTTGATGCTCCGAATTGCTCAACTCTCAAACCTAAAGGCATCTTTTCTTGTGCCAACTCAAACTTTCTATTATCCGGAACAGTGCTTTTGAAAGAACTATCCCCGTAAATGAATACAATATTTCCTTTACGGATTAGATTCACTGTCAGCCCATAAGGAAATGCAATTCCGCCTGTGTCATACAAATAAGCATCCTTGTTCAATAACTCCCATTTACCATCGACTCCTGATAGTGAGTTTGCAGATGGAAATTGAGCGTCAGAAGTTTGCGTTACAACTGACCTAAATATTGCACCCTTTAATTGCCCGGTTCTTGGATTTCCTAGCGAAGGCACACGTACCAGTTGATTAACAAGATATTGCGTGTTTGGAGCCCAATCTACGATAGCTATCGTACCAATTGCGTCTTTTCCTGCCGGCCCTTGTGGCCCTTCGTCGCCTTTTACGCCCTGAACGCCTTGTTCCCCCTGTATACCTTGAATTCCTTGCGGGCCCTGTTCTCCAGTGTCGCCTTTAATTCCAGTTGCCCCCGACATATCAGTAATAAGCGTGAATTCAGTACCGTTCCACAGATAGAGTTCTGCATTATGTGGATCGTCAACATCAGACGAGATAATCACAAAGTCGCCTTTGGTTAAGTCCTTTCCATTCATTGCTGAATAGCTAGGAAATGTTTCAGCAATCGAGAAATCCTTTCCAGCAACTCCTTGAATGCCTTGTACACCTTGCTCTCCCTGTTTACCTTGAACTCCCTGAGGCCCTTGTTCACCATCTTTTCCACTTGGTCCAGTTTCACCTTGAATACCTTGTATTCCTTGTGGGCCCACCTTAACTTGCTGAATTTTCTCATCCATCGCTTTTAAAACATAGTCAAAGGTAACCTCTGGAATAAGACTACCTTCGACTTCTTTTAAATTTGCAGATACCTCAAATCCAAGAGACCCTGACGATGGATAGATTTCAACAGTTCCGTCTGGTTTGCTTACATTAATTTCTAGACTGTAGTGTCCGGGGACGAGCTTTGTTAAGTTTTCATCTGTAAAATCAAGCTCAATTAAATCATCAATGACTCTTGGCTTAACATCAAATAAGTAACCATCATTCGCGATGCTTACTGAAACCTCATCGCCGGAAAGTTGTTGGTTCACACCGCTAGATATCAGACGAAATAGAAACTTGGTTGCCGTATCGCTCACCTTGTTATCAAGGTCAGACATTGTTTTAATTTCCCTCATACAAGTTTCCTTTCTAGATATTCGGTACTCCTGCATTCCAAGTCATTGATGCCGGTTCAGCGTAGTAATTTAACGCTACAGCATCCCCATTGTCTGCCGTACCCATTTGAGAATTTCCTAACCATGAAGAGACATAAATATCTGATGCATTAGTTGCGAGCTTAATATGTGCATGCCAATCTGAATGATCATTGAATGTAAAATACGTAAATGCAACTTGTCTTGTTAGAGTTGTACCGGGCAAGTAGTTTGCAACGTATAATGCAGATGATGGAATTTTATCGCCTACCGGCACCATTTCAGAAATTTGATTAACTCCGTCCTTGTTAAACGTCCCACCAATATCCAACAATACAATATTTCCATGTCGATACCACCTAGCATTCAATCCATAGAATACTGTACTTTCAGCCGTAAACTCGTAACTTTCAGGATTTGCAAGCTCCCACAATTCGCTCGCATCGGCTGAACTAGGGAAACTCTTTCCGGTATTGTGATCTTTCTTTGCGATAAATGTTGGATTGGTTAGCTTACCTGTACCAAAATCACCCATATCTCTAAAGGTAATCTTTTGGCCCGCTAAAACATCCATATTTGGACGCCAATTACTTACGAATCCAATATCACGCCAACCGACGATCTTTCCATCGCTAACGGCGGTAATCTTACGGCCACCAGCATAATAATCAGCAACGATTGTGCCAGTAGTTGCTGAACTCCCTGTAATAACTTCGACTGTATACCAGCCTGCAAATGGCGCATTAGTCAGTGTCTTGTCCTTAATAAACCAAAGACCCGGATATTTGGTCATATCCAATGCCACATCATCAAAACTAACAAACGTTGCTTCACGTGTTTTGAAACTACCTTCAATTGGATTTAAATAAACATTGTTTCCAGTCAATACATTGTCACCGTTCAAAGTAACAACCTGTTTATCTTCAATTTCCTTGGCCATTGCAGACAAAGAAAGTTTTAACGCATCATATGCGCTTTGCTGAGCTGACAATGCTAGATCAAAGCTCGTTAGCTTGTCTTTGGACTCTTGAATCAACTTCTCAATTGCATCAATGTAATCACTTGACGGATTAGACGTGAAAATGACGTTATTTCCAAGTACGTTAAACATAATTGGAATACTAGAAACCATCATTCCAGTTTCATCAGAAACACTGATATATCCTTCCTCAATATCTCCTGATGCTTGGTACATCTCAGCCGGAATAACCATAGAGAACTGTCCAGCTTGTGCGTTTAGAACATCTTTAACTGTTGAAATCTCTTTAATCTTACCTGAGGCATCCTTGACTGTTATCTTGATATCTTTGTTTGAGATATCAAAAGGCATATCACCTTTTTTTAGCCAGAAAAACACTTCACGGCCATTGTCTCCTTGGCGACCGTTCAACTGCTCGATTAAGGTAACATCCGTCATGTTTAACAGAGTATTAACAATGGCGAACTTACCTGCTGTTTGTGCTGTTGCCATATTACTTCCTTTCCAATAATCCGCTTAGGATCATAATTTCATTCATTTTATTAACGGCATCTTCGATTTGCTTTAGTTGAGCTTCAAACTCAGCACTAAGTTCTTCAATGCCAACCTTATTTGGCAACCAGAAATTTAATCCTGACGCCTTGTTGCCCTCGATATCCACCAAATGATACAGATTAAACGTGCTAATCAATTGATTTAACTCATTTTTGAGTAATAAAATAGCGCTCCCGATATCTAGGAACGCTTGATCGTTATATTTTGTGGCTATCACTTCACTTATTGATGTTGGCAATGCCTTAATCATCGCCAAGTTATAGAAAGCTTGATACATATCCAACGTAGAACTATTTAGCTCGTTGATTTTCTTCGCCATCTGATCCATTGTCATCAACTACCGGCACCCCCTTTAACACGCCTTTATTATCAATAGTCAGAGCCCACTTATTACCGTCAGGACTAAGAATAATCAAAGCATCATTTTCATCAAACGGCTTTCCATTAATGCCTTTCCAATGACTCAGCGCATAAGCTGGATTACCATCATTATCTGGCACTTGTACAATGTATGTTTTATTCGCCATACACTACTCCTCTACTGTTCCGACAACCCAACCACCAAATGAATTGTTGTTATTTTGCTTTTCCTGAATATTCTTAATCATCTTCGCCTGAGATCTTTGACTGTCCAGAAAATTGGCCCGACTATTGTTCAGCTCAATTTGAACCGCAGTAGAAACGAATGGCGTTTCTGTGATCGATACAACTTCTACTTTTGTTATAAAACCGGTATCTAATATTTGTACGCTCCAGAGCTCTCCGGGCTTAACCTTTCGATTTTCCTCTGTAGTTACGGCAAACGAGATAGTCGGTTGCAAAACAAACGATTGTGCCACTAATGACCGCATCTGATTAACGTCGGTAATAGTATCACTCTCAACACGAATACCCTCTCTAATTCCCCATGCATTAATAGAGTCTTGATCTTCCACATAAAAAGGACTGAACGCTGGTGTTTCTGCAGTTGATACTGCCTGAATTCGATTCACAATGCTTTGGCTGTCATACTGTAGCTGAATATCGCTAGTATCATTCCGATAACGAAAAACGTTCTTAGTATCAGTTGTGTAGTGACCTTCATCGTACAAATGAACCGTATGATTATCAGGTATAACAGCATAAACTCCAAAGGTATCTTTTAAGGTTGAAATTCCTTCCGAAACAGTTACGTTACCAAAATCAGTGAGCGTCTGATTAGCATTATAGTTTCCGTGAATTTGGAAACTATAATCTTGCACTCCATCAAACAAAAAAGACAACGCATCATTAAGGTTAAATGTAACGTCGCCCACTTTAATATTTGATTGAACTCGTGAAGATAGTTGGTAATATACATGCGTGGCTGTAATCTGCATAGTGTGTTGGCCACCATTAAACTCATCAACGATTTGCTTAATGATGTACTCTTGACCATCATAAAAAACGCTATTCTCTGATGTTAATAAATTATACGCCAAAGAACGATCGTCATAGGCGGTAAACGCTAATTGATACTGCTCGTTTTTGCTCCAAACCCTTTGAAAGGTGTCCCATAAAATCGCCGACAATATTTGTTTTTTCTGGCCGTCGTGCGATTGAATGACAACCGTATTCTCAGCAAACATTTAAAAGTATAAAAACGGAAAGCTAAAGGTTATATCAACATTTTTTAGGCCAGTAATCTCAATGTTGTTATTTCCTTTGGCCAACTCAATATGCCCAAAATCAGTATCAACGTTTGTCGAATTATTGAGATATGGAATTACCCCATTTAAAACAAATGTATCGCCAGTATTTAAAGCTGAGTTTACCGATATACTCGTGTTGTTTGTTGTATTTTTTATAGTAAAGTTGCTCCCTGAGCCCTTTATTGTAGTAATTAGATCATGATGTTGCCGATAAGGATCAATCACGACATCACTAGGGTTAAAAATACTAAAGGAGTTTTGATTACTATGATAATTTAGTGGTCTATCACTAGGAATGTTCATACCAAAATCTAGTTTATCCAATTCATCAGGTAACTCATCTGAGCGCACCAATGATTGAGCCATACCACTTGGGTTAATGAAAGTTAAATCCACCAAACTTTGCGAACTATTTTGTACCGGGACAATATCCACTGGATTTGCAATAACAAAATAGACCTTTCCCGGCTCGTGTGAGCTTCGTAATCTGATTATGCTCCGACTATAAAAGATACTTTGAAGCTCCGATCTAACCACCCTGAAATCAGCCATGTTCTTTGCAGAAATAAATAGACTCATCGTAATAGTTGTTGCCCCAAAACTCACTGTCTGCAACCTTTGTCCATCGCTTCCGGCTACATTCAACCAATCGGGAGTAATAGCCGGAGCTGTACTCTGTAAGTTCAGAAAGTGAACATTTGGCAACCTCGCATTTAAATCAAACTCAGTCTGACCATTCTGCATTACATAGATATGTCCATACATACCTTTCTCCCTTCATTAGATAGATTGGAACCCTTTCATAGCACTATCGTTAGCCATTCGATTATATAAATCTGGCATTGACAGCCCATTCCCCTTAGACAAGGCTTTAAGCTGATCCTTATTAACTCCCAAAACCATGCCAACTAGTCCAATCAATTGATTAATGCCTGCTTCCAAACCCGAAACATCAGTTTTATTTGATGAGTTTGTTGATTGATCATTTCCGTTGACATGATAATTCGCCTCAGAAAGCAATTGATTTGCTCGGTTCTTCTTGTCCGCAGACAGTGGAATAATCATTTCCGGCATGTTCTTTTCTGCAACTTCATAGAAGCCGTGTTGAGAAACTAATCCGCCATACTCATACCCGTGTCCTTGGCCAAGAAATGAAAGATCACTGCCATAACGATTTTTTGCATACTTCAATGCGGCCAACAGGTTATCATACCCATTGAAGATATCTCCATGACCGGGGAACTTATAGGCATTAAATGTTGCGGAAATCGTCTGCATAAGTCCTTTGGCCAGATCACCCGTGATGGTATTGATATCCGTATAACCGCCTTGAACAGCCTTTTCGTTACCACCGGACTCGGTAGCGATTTGACGCAAGACTTTATTAACCATATCTTCGCTTGTGCTTAGTCCGTTAGCTTTCAGAGCCTCGACAACTTGATCACGCCAACGATTTACCCCAGAGCCACTTGGAGCGCCTTTACTGCCTCCACCGTCATCGTCATGCTTCTTTTTCAACGACTCAAACATCTTCTTGATTGGATCAACGATACCGCCAACTAAACCATTTCCCATTGCTGGGGTGAATTTAGTTACTAATTCATTTTGATTACCAATCATGCCATTAATAGCTTTGTTCATCACTTTTCCAAGCGAATCCAGCGGATGCTTAATAAATTCCGTTAAACCTTCCCACTTGTCCTTGAACCAATCTCCAACGGCGCCTAACCAATCGTCAGTACCATTTGCAAACTTAGGCATAGCATGAGCTGGAATGACTGTTTCACCGCCACTGAAATTAACCAGTCGGTTGCGCCCTTCCAAAACATGCGCTTCTCCAGAGTTATCGATGATAGCCTCTTGATAATTTGCACCGGGAGCATCATTGACCATCGCTAGTCCCTTTGGTGCACCCTTAGTACCGTTTTCAAACTTTTTGATCTTATCAATCTTACCGATAGCATTTTCTTTACCACCGAACGTGTGAATGATTGAATCAATCCCACCGATACCGGCATTAATGATATCAATCACGACATTAAGGCCATCCTTAACGATATTCTTCATACCGTCCCATAACCCTTGCCATGTGTCAGATACCTTTTTCTTGATGTCGTTAAATATATCGCCAATCTTACCAGCAAAATCTTCAATACCTTTCTTGATACTGCCGATTTTCTTACCAAAGATAGACTCCAAAAATTCCCAGAGGGAGTTCCAAACGTCCTTTAAATCTTTACCTAGATTACCCCACTTACCAGTAAAGAAATCGGTAAAGACTTTGACACCTTTTTTCTCTGTATCGTAGTATTTACTTGATGATTTACCTAGCTGATCAGTAGTGGCGCTCCATGCCTTTTTAGTCGAGTTTCCAAAGTTATCCCAAGTCTTAGATGCCCCGCTTGTGAATGAACTCCAGCCCTTAGAAAAGCCTTTTCCAAACCCATCGAGTCCCTTGGTTACAGATTTCCATGTATCAGAGAAGCCCTTCGTAATATTTTTACCGAAATCCTTAACGGCTTTGGCTATTCCATTAACGAAATCACGGAACTTTTTACTGTGCTTATATAAGGCCACAAATCCAGCGATTAACGCAGTGATAGCAATCAAGGCTATTCCGAATGGATTTGCCTTCATTGCTAAATTCATAGCCTTCTGGGCTAGAGTTTGAGCCTTCATCGCAAGTGTCATTGCCTTTGATTTAATCGTGGCTGTTGCCTGTGCCAAACTAAATGCTTTGATCTTACTCGACAACGCAACGAATCCACTCGCTACACCACTCGCACCCTTTTTAAGCAATGCGAAGCCTTTAACTGCTCCAGTTGTTGCAACTTTTGCAGTAAATGACAATGATTTAGCAATGCCTTTACCAGCCAATGACCCGGCTTTTTTAAGAGCAGTAAAACTCTTTGTTGCTCCCGTGGTTACAACTTTGGCTGTAGCGCTTAGGGCCTTTCCCAAACCTCTACCAGTTGCCGATCCAACTGTTTTCAGCAAATTAAAGCTCTTAGTTGCACCAGTAGTGATCACCTTCGCGGTAAATTTCGCTGATTTCTTTATTCCACCACCAATTTTAGAGAAAAATGTACCAAATTTTGTTAGATTCTTCTCTCCCGTTTCAGTATCGACTTTCAAAAACAGCCCTTTTGTGAACGCTCCTAAACTCTTAGCTTTATCAATACCTTTCAATACTCCCAAAGTACCTTTTAGGGCGAGGGTAAGCCCTAAGTACGTTTCTGCCAATAATTTAACATCTTTTGGATGCTTTGAAGCGAAATCTCCGACCTTTTCAAGAAACGGTAAAGCAACTTTCAAAGTATCGCCGATTAATTTAAATCCAGCTCCACCAATATCCTTTACCATTTTAAAAAAGTTTTCGATGTCCTTTGAATGTGTGGCCACAAAATTACCAAGCTTCTCAATTTGATCAGCCGTACTGTTGGCTATATCTGCGATTGGATTCTTTGTACCTTTGAAAGTCTTACTAAACGCATCAACTACAGTATTTACTGCCTTATTAGCTGAGTCTCCAACGTGATTAAAAGCATTTTCTACTTCCTCACCGTCCAATGACTTAGACATGTTCTTCAAAAAGTCATTATTGGACTGAAAGAAACCGCTTGTTATCTTACCAGATAAGCTTTTATACTTCTCTTCTAAATGGCTACTGAATCCATCGAGAGTTGTGTAGTAGTTATCCAATCCATGAGGTTTAGCATCTGACATGGTTTGAATAGCCTTTGATAGATCAGCCATAGATAGCTTTCCATCAGAAGCTAACTTGTTGATCTCATCTCGACTCTTTCCCATGCTAGTTGCTAACGCTGAATTAAATCCCGGTAAGGACTTCTCCATCTTGGTTAGCGATCCAGTTGTAATCTCGCCAGAGGCGTTTACCTGTGAAAACTTTTTAATAATACCTTGCAAAGACTCATCAGATTGTCCAGTAGCTCGCCCTAAATTAACAAACGCATCAGAAAGTTCTTTAGCGCCATCAGCACTTTTGGTTAGTCCGTACGTCTTTTTAGTCAACAGTGAAACAGTATCGGTTGCATAACCTGATTCTTCCTTCAATGACTTAACATTTCCAATCAGAGCCTTGCTTAACTTATCATCGCCGTTTGTAAAGTTGTCCATCGATACAGAAAGCGACTGCATCTCTTTGTTGTATTCAACGCCAGCCTGCAATGCTCCAGTGAATTTACTCTTAATGTCACTCAGTGCACTAGTAATCCCATTTGCAACAAGATTACCCATAAGAACGCTTTTAAAGCGACTATGCGTGCTAGAAAGTACGTCATTCAGATTTTCAAGTTGTGACTTAGCCTTGCTGATACCGCTAACGTCGGGCTTTATATCAGTACGATTTAAAGTTTTGATTTTATTGGTGGTTTCAGCAATCTTTGCCCCGGTCTGCTCGACTCGCAACTCTTGTTGCTTATAAGCCTTTGAGTTTTTATCTCCAGATTCGCCTAACTTTTCGAGTTCGTTTTTCTGGATCTCTAAAATTTTAGTGTACTTATCCTGAACCGATGAAAGACCATCAATTTTAGCTTTGTTAGCCTCTTCTGTTTTCCCCTCAGCTTCTAGCTTTTTCACGCGAGCATCAGTTAAATCATTCGAGTGCTTAACCTCTTCGTTAAGCTTGGCCAATCCGCTCTCTTGGTATTCATAAGCTTTGCGAGCTCTTTCAGTTTGAGTATTTAAAGACGCAAGTTTACTCTCTGCCTGTGTGATTTGATTAGCGTACTTTTGATAAGTTTGCTCCCCGGCCTCGGTATTCCGATTAATTTCTGACTGCTCTTGTTTGAGCTTTGCCAAGACTTGCTCTTGTTTTGAGACAGTATCGCTTAACCCCTCAAATTTTGCTTTAGTTGCGCCTACTGTATCACCAGATTGCTTGGCTTGCGACTCCATTTGCTTCCACTGATTAGTTGAGTCCTGAACTGCAGACTTCAACTTACCAAGTGACTCAACAGCACTATTAACATTCAATCCAACGCCCGTGGCCATTAATCCGGCTACTTTTTCTTCTGCCATATATTCCTCCTTTCCTCTAGTTTAATGACGCCCATTGTTTAGCCATCTCTTCCGGCGAAACCATACGATCATCTTTATTTGCCGATAGGACTTCGATAAGCTCGGCATAGTCCTGTTCATCTACTGTATTCAAATCCCAATGCAAGTTTTCCATTGCATCTTTTTCGAATAATTTTATTTCAAGCAATAAGTTATAAAACCTAATTACTTGCTCGGCTGGGCTTGGTCTAAACCCTCATCCTCTTCATCTTCCGCGCGAGACTCCTCGATTTCCTTATCAGTCATACCTGTTACACGCATAGAGATATAGATCGAAATATCAACCGCTTCATCAAACTCTAATTCTTCTAGCTTGTCCTTTTCTTTTTCGGATAATCCAAGCAAATCAACCGTGTAATCAATAATCGTATCTTGCAACTCCATTTGGCGCTTTAATACTGTGATCCCATCAGACTTCTCATCATCGGCTACATCTTGAATAGTGGCCATTGCCAATTGCATACGATAGGTTTTCTTCAAATTCTTTGTGCTCTTCTTAACCTCAAATGGCTTTGTGCGTAGTTGCTTAACAACAATATTCATAATTGATTCCTTTCATAATTGCGGGTTATGTAAAAAAGGGCTTCTCACCCCATTTGAGCCATTATTGTCTTGGCTGTAAGACTTCCGTATTAACCTTAGTTTCCGCTTCCACTGGGCGTAGTAGTCGCCTCAGCGTAACCTCCGAACACATCTGCCATCATGGCTGGCTTATCAAACTTATCGGCTCCAGAGTAATACACCTTCATTGCCTCATCATTCCACTTTGCGACTCCGAACGAAGTAAATGTAATAGCATCATCTGCACGTACTTCATTATTCGTGTCTGTTTGAACATTGACGGCGTTTTCTTGCATCTCTCCATTTGCCAAACCGTAATAAATTGAGTTCTTGCGATCCAATGTTTGCGATTCAATCAACAGTGCTACTTGTGGCCGATCTTCTTGCAAGTAACCACCTTTTCCATCACTTACACGTCCCAATGCCTTTTGCTTTGGTTCAAATGGTAGATTATTGAAATCTAGAGCAACCGATGGCTCGCCTTTAGCTTGCGTTTGGTCAACCTTCGAGTTATTTCCGTAAACAGGCGTTCCATTTGTTGAGATGTTGGTAATGTTTGCCGTCTTAGTACCAAGCATTGCCGTTGTAACTTCAAATAGCCCATCTTCTGATAAACCATCATCTCCCTTTAAAATCGTTTGATCTGCCTTATTAATCAACGCCAAAAATACACGCTTTAATCCTACTTGTGCCATTAATAAAATCCTTTCCAAAATAAAAAGGACTGACTATTTGCCAATCCTTAAAGAGTTATGTTTTTTGATACTGTGATGTTTTTGATTGTTTGATGCATATCACTAGATGAGCTGGTATCTAAATAGTGTGGTTGCGAATTAGATATGCGCCATCCATCTTGCTCGAATGCCTTCATCAAATTAACTTCAAACATCGTCATATTTTCGTCAAAATCCAAACTATAAAAAATTTGAATATCAACAGCGATATCTAAACTTGTAAATGTTTCATTTCCCCAACCGCTAGGCTCGTTCCTTGCTTCCTTCAGCAATGCCTGCGTCTTGGCAAGGTCATCATTTTTCAAGATTTCCGCCGGGATCTCATCTAGATAGACTTCATCAATCGGAAATTTACCGTTTAATATCGTTTGTTGTGCCAATACTACAGGCCTATCCATTAATTGCCTCCTCTATCCTTGATAATTTGCCCGTATGCCTTTGCTTCCGCCTCTAGCATCTTCTGCTGAACAGCTGGAGACTCGCGAACATTCCTGACAAAATGATCACCAACAACATTTACTTCTCCACCGTGTTTGTATTTACGGCCGTTTTTAGTGTACATAGGGAACTTAGTACCATTCTCGATAAAGTTTCCCACGTAGGCTTTCTTTTTATCCCATCCGACAACGGATGATCCGTTTTTCATACCATCAATATTAGTATTTTGAACTATCACACTGTCAGCAAGATGCGGATTTTTACCCGTCTGTCTTTCTCGATAGTGCTTATCCTTAGTTACTGTTTCCAATTCCGACTTAAACACCTCGGCCCCGGCTTTAGTAATCTTGGCTTTATCCTCAACACTCATATTTACAGTTACATCCTCAGCTTCTTTTACAAAAGCATTCAGGATATCTTCAAAGCTCATTTCTTCGGCCATATCATCCACTAACTCGCTTTATAGTCACATAGTCATAACTAATAATTTGATTTGTGTCGTCAGATGAAATATTAACTATGTCATATTGCTCTCCGTCAATTTTAACCAACATAGTTTCATTTAAATTTTTATTATGTTTAACAATTATCTCTCTTGTATCTGCTTGCTCCGTGCCTTGCAACTGTAATTGTAAAGCAATCGATCGAGTTTTAGGCGCAAACCATAATGAGAATACAGGAACGAACTTCTTAGATGTCGAACCAGTATTATTGTTCTTAACTGTCTCAATCTTTCCGAACTCTGCCTTGTGATTAAAATCAGATGGTTTCATCTTGACCTCCTAACACTTTGGCCCGTAATTGGTTCAGCATAATTTGAACTCCAGCACTATAACCAGTAGTTAGAGTCCTATCGTAATACATTTGTGTTGCCAGTGCGGATATGAGCCTATTAAACAAATCACCCGCTGTTTTAAGGACATCTTCTTCGCTTAAATCATCCCGGATTGATCCCCGGATAATAACACTGGCGTCATTAATCAAAGATTGTATTGTTGCTAATTCTTCCGGGCTCTCGTCCACGTGGAGTTCATCCATTAAAGTCTTAGCAGTCAACACGTTTATTTGTCCCTCGGCCATAAGTTACTCCTGTATTACTTAGTTGTTGTTGCTGGTGTGTATGTCAAGAACTTACCGGCGTTTCCGTCAGCTTGCTTCCAGTCAGCGCGCAAGGCAACTGCCAACTTCTTACCGAAGATATCATCATCTTGCCATTCAACAGCAACGTCAGAACGCAAAGCCTCAATAACGAATGCCTTTACATCCCCGACGAATGCTTTCATGTCGCCATCCTTACCAAGTACATCATCAGCTACAACTAGAACAGGGGCACCTAGTAATTGCTTTCCTGATGCTGTTGAGATAGAGTCTTGCAACAAGTAACGTCCGTCTGCATCCTTCATCTTGTCTACTTCTGCATAAAATGACTCAGTAGTTACAAACATCTTGTTGTAGTTAGCTAATCCTTTATTGAAAGCGTCCTTAATATCGTCAACGCCAGCTACCTTGACCGGAGTACCTGTTTGCAAAACTTCTCCGATCTTGTATTGTTCTGTCAATGACTTAGCTTCCGCAACATACTCTGAAATCACAGGGCCAATATCTGGAGCATCCTGCAAGGTTTCCATTGATACAGGCATTACTCCACGATATGTGACCGCTTTATAATCAACTTCTCCAAGACTAAACTTAGCAATGTCTGGATTTTCAGCAAGTTCAGCTGCTGAAACAAGCCGTGCCGTATTCTTTGCCAAAACTGGCAAAACCCCAACTCCTGATGTAACAGCTTCACGACGTACATAAGCTGACAACTTTGTTTCGTCAGTTGGAACCTTTTGAATGTCCAAAATTTGCTTTGGAATTACTACAGCTCCATCAACCGTAGTAACACCGTCACGAACTTCTTCACCTTTCAAATAAGCTACGAATGAGGCAACTTCCTTTGAGCTTGCAACGTTTGACTTCATATTCTTTCCTCCTAATAGACCTGATCGAGTCTCTTCCTTCTTTGGTGTAACTTCTTCCTTCTTAATACCTGCATCATCAGCACTATTAAGTTGCTCGTCATCGTCACGAGTCTCTTCGTCATCTGATTCAGTTTCGGAATCTGGCAAATCCTTAGCACCTTGCAAGGTAGCGATTTGAGCTTTCAAATCTGCAATTTCTTGCTCGAACTTCTTAATTTGATCCATTCCATCTTTGACATCTGAAACTGGCGTGTTCTCATCATCTGCAGACGAACGCACTTGCTCGACCTTTGTATTAAGTTCGGCTTGCTTCTCGGCGAGTTGCTTAGTTAATTTTTCTAATCGATTCATTTGGTTTTTCCTTTCCAATAAAAAAGACTTGGCAAATTATCCAAGTCAGTAAGTAGATAGCACTAATGCAATCTTTTGTTTGTATTCCTGAGATTTAGTAAATTGTTCAAAACTTCTAGTAATTTCAATATTAGTGTCATCGTAAGCTGGAACCGAAACTATACTGATTTCTCGCATAGTTTCAATATTACTAATTAACCGTGTTGCCACGCCATCAATCTCTTTCCATTGCTCTCCGTTTGGCCCAATAGAATACCGGAACGACAATCCTTTAAGATTACCGTTCTTGATTTGGGTATACACATCTCGTCCCAGCTGAGTATCTGGAATATCCAAAGTAAACGCCAATCCCTTTTTATCAACGTTCAATACTAGAGTCCCGGCATCTACTCGGCCAAGAACGTTAGCAAAATCATGATTATAAAGAGCTAATGTCTTGCTTAGATCAACATTATTTAACGCGCCATCTTGAATGATTTCAACAAACGGTAAATTTGTACTAGGTGTGTCCCAAACAATTGCATATCCTGCAACTTGGCCAACAAATCCATCAGCTGGGGCACTACGAATTTCAATATCCGTCAACTCAACTGTTCTTTTTTCATCAGACAATTAAATCAATTTCCTTTCTATCAATCTACTTCGTGCATCTTCTGGGGTCAAAACTGCCTTATCAACAAAATCAATCATGTTCTGCTTATAAGTCGCTCCAGAATAATCAACAATATTCATCATATCTAGTTCAACACCACCCCCTAACTTGTAATTTAGCTCAGAAAGCAATGGCTCAATGTACCTATTCAAACCGTTCACATACATTTGAGTCGCCATTTCTAGCGATGATTGTGCATCACCCGTTCCATTAAGGTATGAATCTGGGACGCCAAATGCCTTACTGATTTGAGTACGCCCCCAATCCACAGATGATAGGAACTTAGCCACATCGGCATTAATTGAAATCATCGAAAAGTCCGCTGACTGATCCAAAACCATAACACGACTTGCGTTGTCACCCGAATTAGCTTTTTCGAACTCATCTCTAACTGTATCCTTTGCTTCTTTACTCAATACACCTTGCGGGATAGTAATCTTGCTAGTCGGATAAAGCGCACTTTTAAGAGTAGATAACGATAGCCGGTTTGCTTGTTTTTGCTGTTCCAGTTCAGTTGATAACGATTCGAGCGGAGAATGGCCTATGATGCTTTGCAAACTATCCGAACCATACGCCATGTATTTTGCGTGGATTATATCACTAGCCGGGAACTTACCTCCCTCGTAATCATCAAATCGATTAATTTCATAGGTCAAAACATCCTGAGTTAAATCAATTGTTACTGCTGTATTTGGAACAAACTGTAAATCAATCGGGTTCCCATCGGCGTCCCTGTTAATAAACAGAAAAGCATTACCGCTCAAAAGTAAATTAAGTAACGTTGTTTGCCAGAAACTAAATGCGTTAGTCATTCGGCTAGGTCTATTCAATACTTCAATAAACGGAGACGATCCAACAAACTTTGTTCCAGCAATATCGGAACTTATCAAACTAGTAACTGAAAACAAATCGCTATTCTGCAAAGCCAACTCTGCACTAATAAGAGAGTTTGGAACTACTGATCCGCCGGTAACAATATAAGGTGAAAGGCTAGTCGCACTAATGGACGACCTAACATTCTCAAATGGATTTTTAAAACTCATTCCTTATCACCCTTCGGAATAACTAAGAACGAATAAACTGCCAACAATACGCCTAACACAATAAAACCCGCCGGAATTGCCATCCAAAAAGCGCCTACTGAAATCAACAAAAAGCCCACCAATAAAATTATGGCCGGCAAGTATGGAAACATCTTTTCCATTAGTTATCCTCCTTTCTTAAAAACTAAAATTACTCATAAAGTGATCGCTAATCTCATCATCTGACATATTGCCAAATGGCGAATTTGTAGCCTTCTCTTCAACGTTGGTAAAGTCCGTAAAGTAGAACTGACCTTCAAATAGCGCATCTATAATGGCATCAACAATATCAATCTTCTGCGAATTAACATTTTTATCGACCTTGATACCATTATTATCTGAAACAACCACAGCATTAACCAACGCTTGTTGCATCGCTTGATCATCAAACATCGTAATGTTTCGCTTAATAAACGATGTTTGCAAGAATTTAGTCGGCTCATTCAATGACTTAATTCCCTGTCGTACCGGGATAATTAAGTATTCATCTCTAATTTCATCCAGACGTCGAATAAAATTACCTGTGCCCCATTGATCATGAAGCACCCCCTTAACGTGAAGCTCATTCTCTTCAATGAATTGAAGCATCCAATTAAATACTTCATCTTCATCAATCAAACCAAAGCGATCACGGGTAATCGTTGCAAATCCCTTCTGTTCAACGTCACGATAATTAATGTTGTCCCGTTGTTCTTTGGCTTCAATCGAACCGGCCTTAGCAATTGGAATCCACGAATGTTGATACAAATGGAATTTCTGTGCGCCATCGGCGTCAACATAAGGGAATACAAATGCTAGTGCAGTATCATCATTTGTTTGTGAAAAATCAAATCCAATATAGACGTCTCTACCAAACATTTTAAAGTCATCTGATTTAACGATTGATTTTTGGATCATATCAAGAGGCAAGAAAGCATTATCCTTGGCGTTTTGCCACATGTTCATATTCTTAACAATGAACTCCGAAAGTTTACCT